GGTATTAACGGAGATTATAGAGAAGATGCTTTAAAAAGTTTTTTAGAAAATGGCAAACTTCCTAAACAATATAAATTAGGAAATGGAGAAATCATTAGTTCATATAGCCAAACTTCAAAGCAAACAGATTTAATTGTCTATGACAACAACAAGAGTATTATATTTCAAGCTTCGGATAGTATTCAGATCTATCCAATTGAAACTATTTACGGAATTATTGAAATAAAATCAAAGTTAAGTAAGCAAAAACTTAATGAAGGTTTAGAAAATATCAAATCTTTAAAACAAATACATTCACCTTCTTTTATTTCTAAAAAACTAGGGCCAACTTCCACAGTCACATATGGAAATACACCGCCTTTTGGGGTGATTTTTGCGTATGATCTTGGAGGTAATAGTCTTGATTCCCTCGAAGAAAACCTACGAGAATGGTGCTCTAAGAACCCTGCTTCTGTATGGCCTAATATGATTTGTGTTTTAAATCAAGGGGTAATTTTATTTAAAGAAGGCTTAAAAGACAGACTGCATTCTAATGAGATAACGGATGAATGCACAACGATTGGTCTGCATTTCAAGGAGGATTCTTTATTTGAATTTACATCAAGACTAATTTCCCTATGTAGCACAAGAAAGGTCGAGGTATTTGATATAAGCCAATATTCTGATATTGGACTAATTGTAGATGGATTAAGAGTAAAAGGTGTTAGAAGATGGAAACTTAAAGATGACCCAAGTAAACAACTTTGCTTGAAACAAGAATTTATTAAAAAAGTATATTCAGAATGTAAAGAACAAATTTCAAATAAAGAATTATTGATTAAGCGTCTTGGTAATATTTCTGGACTAGAGCAGCTTGATCAAGATACTAATGGATTAGTCTATTTATATAATCCTGAAAATTATAAAGGAATGGCGGATATCCTTTCTACTTCTACCCAAAGTAGTGAAAGTATAATTGAAAGGTTACAAAATGAGAAAAATATAGCTAATGGTTTCTTTATGTATATAAATGAGGTTCCTTACTTTGTACCTTATATTTACGTAACGGATGAAGATTTAGAATAGTTTTATCTTCCAACCAAAATACCAATCACTGGAATACATTAATAAACTTATTAAAAAGTAGATTTTTTATATTTAAATTATGATGAACTTGTCGAAAAATATTAGCAGGACTCGGATGATGGGTCCACAGATGATTCCTATCTTGGGAACGGTTGGTGATTAATGAAAAAAAATACTGGGAAGCCTTATGAACATTTTGTTCAAACACTTTATCAAGCAATTTTGGCAGCTGAGTTTACTGGATTTGGTGGGCAAAAAAATATTAAAGTTGAGACCAATAAAATATTAACAGGTAGAAATGGTATTAAACGAGAGTTTGATATTTATTGGGAATTTACACAGGGAGGATTCATATATAAGAATGTAATCGAATGTAAAGATTATAATAGCAAAATAAAGATTGAAAAAATTGATGCTTTAGAAAGTAAATTGCGTGACTTCCCCAATCTCGTAGGTATTTTTGCAACCACAAAGGGCTATCAATCAGGGGCTGAACAAAAAGCTCGAGATTGTGGAATCGAACTTTTAATTGTTAGAGAACAAAATGATGAGGACTGGATAGATAAAGATGGTACGCCATGTTTAAGAGAAATAAATATCAGCATGAATGCTATATTTCCCGCAAGTATTACCAATTTAGACTTCAAATTACCCATTAATTCGAAATTACCCAAAACAAATGAAATGAATAATCAAATTGTAATATGTAATTTAGAATCTGGTGATAGATATACAGCACATGATCTGCAATTTAGGTTATTAAAAGACCATGAAGAGAGTGATGGAGAATTTGAAAAAGAGTATTTATTTAAAGGGAAAGTGATTTTACCAGATGCTGAATTTCAAATTTTAGGCTACAAAGTCAACTATATCATCCATAAAATTGCTGTATCAGAGGTAAATATCGATTTTTCAAAAAAATTGAAGGGAGTTATTGAATTTTTAAACCAAGGAAGAAAAGCAAAAGTTTATGATGAGTTTGTAAATTTTATAGATGAATAGCCCTCCTTAGAGGGCTTTTACACAAATGCCTATATTCACATTACTATTGATTGTATGAGCTGAGCATCCTGATAATAGGATACATAACATCAAAATCTTAAACATCGATTGGCACCATGTCGACAGTTTGGCCAGCGAGCTGATGATAACAATCAGACAAGAATTGAATCTTCCCTTCAGTCAAAAACAGATGGCATCGGCTTGCTGGATAATGGTCATTAACAAGTAAAGAAGGTGTAAACGTTGGCTTATTTATATCGCCGTTAAAACCCCAAGTACTACCATTATGATGTGCGCCTTCTTTAACATGAAATGGATGTAAATATTTACAACCAGGGCACTTAAACATATAAATGCCGCTGCTCCAGTACTCAAGATAAGGACTAAGCTCAGTTACTGTTTCAGCTTGAGTCATTTAGATCACCACTCTATTAGAAATCCAGCCATAGAAAAATTGTTCCTGGCTTGGATTACGTTCACAGATTTCTATGTAGCGTTGGCCTTGCATGATATTAAGAACTCGCACCAATACTTTCTCGCCTTCTTTGCCGCGCTTGGCCAGATAAGTCTTAAGTGCATTTAATGTCGCTGGACCATAAATACCATCGACCGTAAGATCTGGCCAACCTGCTTTGCCCTGGTTATTCAATAAGTTTAGTGCACGCTGTAAAAGAGGTTTTGCAAAGCCGGTACCACAATTTACTCCTGTGTCTAATAACTCTTCCGCTACTGCTGAAGAAACGACGTTCACCTGGTCAAAGCGCGGCGAGATCCAGTATTGTTTTCGATAAATAGACTTGGCGACATCAAGCGGCAAGTCCTTCATGTTTCCTTTAAATCCGTTTGCTCGAGCAACTGCTTCAGTAATACCGTATTTGGTTGCACCACCACGATCAGTCGGGTTATTCACATAGCCGCCTTCACGTTTAATAAGCTCTTCAAGATATTGTTCGATGTTCATTTCAGTTTCCTTTAGATGTAAAAAAACCGCCCGAAGGCGGTATTTAAGGTTGAATAGTTACTGATGATTTGAATCTTCAGTTTCTTTCTTTTGTTTATTAGTAGATCCAAAATAGAAGGCAATCACAGCACTTGATAACCCAAGCAACGTGCCTAGTGACACGTTTAATAAATCACGGTTTTTGTCTGGATATTCAATAAAGAACAAACCAAGAACACAGAGGAATGACATAGCAATAACCATGTACGCCAAATATGTCCGAGTATTTTCACTATTCATCATTATCCCCTTGGATCCGTTGCTTAGTTAGTTCGTATTGCTTTTTTTGGAGCTCGTGAATTTCATTTTTACGTTTTTCATCTCGCTTTTTAAAATAGAGATTCGTTAGGTAGGTTGCTATACCGATTAAGATTGAAAAGACAACGGCCCAATCAATTTTACCTATTACACCGATCAAACTGCCTCCTAATACATACCCATACGTAAATTTTGTTGCAGTCGCGGCAGCCGTACTTGCTGCCGCTTCGACTACACTATTTGTTTGACCGTTCATACATGCCTTCCTCCAGATCATAGGCAATAAAAAAGCACCCGAAATGGGTGCTCTAAGTACTTTCAAAGTATTAAAGGGTTTGTAAGATTTTCCCTCCATTGATCAATTTAGTTGTGAGTGGTGCTACTCCAACAATTGCAGTACCGCCCGCTCCGGGTTGGCCTTCAGTAGTTCCATGGTAATTCCAGTTCGAAGTTCCACTATTTGTCGACTTGGTACCACGTTGCCCCCAGCCCCCGCCATCACCAGACAAAGGCGATACATAGCGGTCACTATTTGGAGTTCGATAACCTTTCCCTGGTGTCACCGCATCTGCATCCGTGACCTTTACAACCATTAGGTAACCCCCAGTGAAGTACCAACGCCAGTCCTGAGTATCATTGTAAATCGGCTGCCCTGTCATCACTCGGCCGAATGGTGCACCAGCTCCTCCAGGAACACCCTGCACTCCATAGCCAAGTTCTGTGTAGATACCACTTGGTGTAGCCCCACCACCAGAGCCTCCTCGGGCTAAAGTTCCCCCATCAACAATTAGATTCAATTTGCTGTGTCGATTCATTAAACCAGGCGCGCCCTGAAAACCATCACGGCGTGTTTTTGCAAAGTTATAATCGGGATCACTAGACCATGCACCAAAGGCCAAATGTGGTAAACCACCATCGCCACCACGCCCAACCACTGAACCTTTAATCGTTAGATTTACAGTAAGACCAGCAGGAAATTCTCCTGTATCAATTGCTGGGAACTCGGGAGCAGCTGGAACAATAAACTCCTGCTTTGCTGGACTAGAGTTATGGTCGAACTTATAAACCATTCGTGTTTCTGGCCGAAGTGAACTGGAACTCGAAACCAAAGCACCAGCTTCAACAATAAAGCTAATTTCTCCAGTCGTTGGCAAGTCACCTCTTTGCATCTGATAAAGCCGTGCAAGATTAATATCTAGCTGGTCATAACGGATGTAAATCGGAGAATTATCAATTGGTACATCAATGAAGTCTTTATCATTGAGGTAATACCGAACATCGTAATTTACTGCTGTAACGGTATTTGAAAACTTATCAACTGGATCTTTTTTAGCGACCAAGTAAGGTAACGAGTCTTTTGTATCGTCATTAACAACTGTATAGATCGTATTCACAAAATCATCGGAACTCAGCTTTAAAGCGCCATTTGGCAAGCGTCCTAAAACTACTTTGTTCTTAGCAGATCCAGCAGTAATAGGAAGTAGATCAACACTGCCATCTCCCATTTGTAGATAAATCACGTAGCTCTTGCCTGCTATGAAATCAACATCATGGCTTAGAGTGAGAATTAAGCCCTCTTGTTTCACCACATCACCACTTTGATGAATACCATTTCGATAATCTGCAACTGCAATTCTGTCTCGTAAAACCAGTAATTCAGACTCAGGTGCTGCATCAAAGGTAATGGATTTGCGCTGAAAGCGGAGCTTGTTCCAAAGCCGGTATGCATTAAAACGAGCTTGCCACTTGTTACGCACACCTACAGATTTCACTTCTTTTGGGTTCTTTGCTCCCTTATCAGGCAAATAAATATTGATACGGCTATCATCAGCCGGATCCGTATATTCATAGACTAGTCCATCATAGTCATCCATCATGCCTAGCGTTAGATCATGCTTATAACTATCTGGGATAATATTCCTGAAGTTAAACAGTAATACCGAATTATCAGTCGGTCGTTCAAAGTAAATCTTGAGCTTGTTGTTCTGACGATAAGCGGTACAAAACACTGCATCACAAAGATTGGTGACCAGTTCTTCAAATGATAGATTTGTATCATCAATGGTGGTACAGAACTCGGCCGCTAAAGGTGTACCGAAGTAATCGACAAAATCGTTATAAGTACGATAGATGTTTTCAATATCAATCTCATCGACCGTACGGCGGCCAATCTTGTCATCGAGCGCCATCGAAACCAGTGCATCTGCAAAGCTCGAAGTTGGAAACAACTCTGTCGTCATTGCCCCATTTTTATAGGTGGGCAACATCCGCTGAAGATCGAAATTGATCTTGCGCGACTTAACAGATAAAGCACCAGTCGTTGCATATGTACGTGCACGAAAAACCGTTTCATATTCATACATTGTGCTTTGCAATGGAAATGCACCGTATAGCGCTTGCCACTTCACTTCATCTACTACAGTCGTCACTGCTGGAGTTGGAGTTAAACGTCGAGCACGTACGCTACAACGCCCCTGAAATGTGACCATATCAAGCGTTGTACCAACCGTCTGGCGTGATTTCGCGGAGCCCTTAAGAATGATCTGCTTTAGCATTGGATTACCAATAGCTCCGCCAGACTCATTAACTGGAGTTACTTCAACTTCTATTGTGACATTTACGGCCGCCTGATTACCTCCTGAAGAGACTGTATAAAGTCCATTATTCGCGACAAAGTTAAAGATGACACGATTACGTTCAATATTGTCCAGGATAAATGGACCAATCCACTTCTCGCCAATAGATGAAAGCTTTGGAGACGCAGCAGCTGTTTGCTGGTTAGTGAGTTCTTTTACCTTTAGCCAGTTCGGATTAACTGCTGCCGGGTTAGACAAAGCCATCCGATCATCAGCAACGGATAAGACGCTGTAAGTGCCGTTTAAATCGTATGTTTGCCCGTTATAAGTAAAAGAAGCATTAGTAATTTCTACACGGTCATTACTGACAAATTTAGTCGTTAAATCGGTATTGTTAGCGGCTGCTCGCAGGATCTCATTGGGGTAAGCAAAATGAAGATAATTGGTGCCTTCCAGACTTTGTGTGTCCGCAGGTCGCAAGATCTGACCATTAACCGAGTTTTGGTGTTGGACAGTTAAAGGCGGCGTAGTAATTTCGCTACCAAGCGAAAAATAAGGCTGTCCAGAAACAATATCGACACCTGGTCGAAAGACCTCTACCGACGCGCCTGCAATATCAACAATGTTGGTTTCACCATCGTAAGCACCTTTGATGTGGTAATGGCCACGCCCAATACAACCAACAAGATGTTCGACTTCAACGTTGTTTTCATAGACTTTGTAAGGAACTGCAATTAAATCAGGCGTATCCCAAGCAGCCCCATAAATATCAGCAATACGGCCATTCACTCGCATTTTGTTTTCGCGATTTGAAAGCTCGTTATTTGCAGATGATGATTGGTTGTTATTCTGAGTGGTTTGGGCAATTGACGGCGCGGGCATTAAAAATGCAATCGCCACACTTAAAACAATAGAAACGATAGCGGCAATAAGCGCAGGCATCCCTTTCGGGTTTTCAATCACAATGAAAGTACCCGGCAAGAAATCAAGCTGCTTTAAGTCAAATGCATTTTTAGGCGTTACTTCATTGGCAAAAGAGATCTCCGCATGATCCATATTGCTTGATGTATGAAAAATACGGACATGTTCAGGCAGATATTCATATTTTGAAGTAAGCCATTGCCCGATAGTTTCGGCATGTTCAATTGTCTTCTCTTCAGACAAAGGATCCTGTTTATAAATAATCTTAATCATAGTAACTAACCCGACTAAACCCCATTGCTTTAATGACGTCTTCAGCTAAATAAGTGACTCCACTCTCCATGAGGTGTAAAACCTTCTGCCCACGAAAAAGCCCCACATGCGGGGGCTTATTTCTTTGTCTTGGATGGAAGGCGACTATGCAGCCTTCCTTGGGCATGGGCAGCGGATTTAAGAGTTTTAATCGTGAGACTTTAAATTCGATATGGCCTTTAGGTTGCATGAACAAATCTAAAGCTTCGCTCCGGTCTACTCCGTATAGATCCAAAGCGGCTTCATGTGCAAAGTGAACACAGTTGTATTTCTCTTCGTCATATTGCTTATCAAGTAAATGATCATGACTTTTCATACAGCCCCCTTCAGCCCACTAAATCTATCTAGCGAGAAAATATCACCAGTTTTGGAAGTGTTTAAACGAGGTGATTCAGCTTTAAATGTCACAGCTTTATGGTTCATTGAAACACCTGCAAGTTGGAGGCCTAGCAAATAATGGATTGGTGTATTCAAGTTATCTGAACTATAGAGCCGATAATTCACAGTAGGTTTAACATCCGCAAATTGACCTTCCAGCACTCGCTCAAATTCATCCGGTAATATATCGCCAAGACCAGAAACTGAGACAGTTAAAGTCTGGTCCAGATCACCTAACATTCCGGATCTTTGAATCGTTAATGGTAAATATTCATAGTAGAACTGGCCTGACCCTTCTTTGTGCTGTACATAGACACCTCTATCATCATTACGAACAACACGATAGGTATTTAGAAATGATGGATGTGATAACTCAATACACTCCAGTTGGTAGATATCGACTTTACGATTGAGAAAGAACTTGGCATATTCGTTATCCATTAGACCTCCCAATCTTTGATCAATGCTGCATCGGCTGTAAGGTTCGGCTGGTTCTGAATAACTTCCATCTGAGCAGTTACCCGGTAAAGATTTCCATTCACTTCATTAGTTTTGAAAGACTCGGGAATAAAGTTGCATTGGTATTGCTGACGCGCTCCCTGGTCAATGACCAAATCCGCATAAAATAAAGCTGGTTTGTTTTGGTAAAGTCGCCAAAATGCCATCATTTTATTGAAATCGGTTTTACTCAAATTCCAGTTCACATCAACAATGTGGCTATTACGTTTTACATCGATGTAGTAGCGTCCACGCCCTCCATCCATCTGCTGGCGCTTAACATCATCACCCGGTGTTACGCCATAGCCATTTGTTTGAGGATTTAGCTTTAACTTGTACATAACTTTCCTTCAGGCAATAAAAAAACCACCTCGGAAGGTGGTTCTGTTAATTATCGATTGCGTCTTGCGGTTGTATTCTCAGTCAAAGAGCGGCTAATTAGAGAGTTTGGATTTTTAATATCCTCGCTCACTAATTTGGGAACCGCTTTTGGAAGTTGCTTATCCAACTCTTCTTTAACAATGA